CCGAAGTGAAATATACTGTTAACAATGAAATGATAACGATTAAAGATACAAAAGACAATGAGTGCTATTATTCCTGGTTGATCTATGAAAATGAGATACAGTAAGCAAGACGGGCTAGGTTTAATCTAGGATGTCATCACGGTAAGGAAGGAGATTTACATATGGAAAAAATTTTAGGTGAATATTTTGACATGCCGAAAAATGAGATGCAGCTTTTTGAGAATGCAGAATTCGGGAAGATCCGGACATTGGTTCTGAATAGGGAGCCGTGGTTTGTGGGGAAAGACGTGGCCGAAAAGTTAGGATATGAAAATCAAAATAGAGATATTCAGCGCCATGTGGACGAGGAAGATCGAATTATGCTTAATGCAGAAACTCAATACCAAAACGGTACTGAGTTTGATTATAAGATTTTAGGGCAACGTGGTGGATGGATTATCAATGAATCCGGTCTGTATGCTTTAATCTTCGGAAGCAAACTTGAATCAGCAAAGCGGTTCAAGCATTGGGTAACAAGCGAAGTTCTTCCGGCGATTCGCAAAACAGGCACTTATAATCTAACGCCGCAGAACCACATGGAGCTAATGTTCCAAGATATGAAAATGGAATGGAAACTGGTATATGCACAGATCAACAATCTGTCTGATGTGGTAGAGAAACAGAACAAGCAGTTCACGCAGGTTGTAGATAATATGACGTTGACTACAGTACAACAGCGAAAAATTTACTCGGCCGGAAAAGACCGTATCAGTGAACTGTTGGGCGGTGCGCATAGTGCAGAGTATAAGAAACAGTCTCGGAAGTATTTTGTTAATATGTGGAATTGCGTTAAGGGAAAATTTAACTGCGGAAGCTCCTATAAGGATTTAAACCCGAAGGATTTCCAAAAAGCAATTCGATATATCAAAAAGTGGACATTCAAAGAGTAAAAGTAGACATTCAAAAATCGGAAGGAGACATTGATTATGATGAAACCAGAAATGAATGTTGGATATTTAAAGGAATTAATCAAAGACTTGCAGAATGATATGCCAGTGTTTGTAGCTTGTCAGGGATATTGCAATTATGATTTTATAAAACAAAAACCGTTGGAAGATACAGATACATTTGCGATTGTATGTGATGGAAAATTGATTATTTCCGATCCTTATGCAGTAGAAGGAATGGAGGAATAAGATTATGAAGAGTGAAAATTTTTTGTATGAAGATGTAATTCATATTACAATGAAATATATGGAACTTTTGCAGGAAAACAAAGTACTTTCTCCGGCCGAGCTAGGAGATTCCAGGGAATTAATAAGTCAGATCGTGGCAATTGCTAAAGAATTTGAAGAAATGTTTCCGGAAGAAACATGGATTGCCGAAGGCAATGAATGCTCACTGGATTATGATGTGGAAATTGATAAATATGCCATTAAAAGATTACTGGAATTATTCAGTCGTTATAGAGAACTTCCAGAAGATGACTATATGATTGATAAATCGCATATTGTTTTACCGAAAACATTTTATAACTTGTTGGTTGACACAATGATAGAGTCTAATGTGAATACAGAGCAAGGACATCAAGTATTGAGAGAAGCTATGAAAATTAAGAAAGCAATGCAAGAAGATAGAGTTTCTTTGTCAGATTAGTTCACAAAAGTTTTGGAGGTGTGGTATAATGAAAAAAATATGAAGAGGGTGAATAGAATGTTTAAAGGTTTATTTAAGACGCAAAGGATCATGAAGAATATCGATAAGAATATCAATCAGAGCGCATATGAAAATGCAAAAAAAATGAAAGCGCAGTATCAGAAAGAACTTGCAACAGAAACAGACCCTGAGAGGCGGGAAAGTTTACGGAGATGCATAGTAGAAGC